CTGCTCTATCGTGACCTGAACCTCCGCCACCTGAGCCACCTGGATTTCCAGCTTGAACTCCACCACCAGGTACACCAGCACCTCCACCGCCACCACCCGTGGCAGTTTGAGTTCCGGCTCCTGTTACTAAACTTGAATTTACTCCAGAGGCACCTTTAGCAGGAGTAGAAACACCTGCTCCTCCGGCTCCAATAGTTACAGCATAAGGACTAGAAGCACATACGGGTGAACCTGAAAGAAGATTAACTCCTCCAGCTCCGCCTCCACCTCCTTGTTCATCGCCTCCACCACCAGCTCCTCCAGCTACAATTACGGCGTCTACTTGAGATGTACACGCACCTGTAGTGAGAGTTCCTGACTCTGTGAATACTGAAACTTTTGAAACTGTACCGATTTTACCGACTGGGTTGTTAGGTCCGATAATTCCGCCATTAGCCATGGTTTAAATTACCTCCTACGCGTCGTCTAGTACTTCATATGATATGAATAGATCTAATTTATTAACAGTAGACCCGCCGCCTTTAAGAATGTCTCCTTCCATTAAATAAATTGGAGTGTCTGATACGACAAGTGAAGAATCTGCAGGGACTGAAATTGTTTTTGCTAAATAAACAGTAGAATCTGCTGCGTTTGGGGTTAATCCATTTGCAGCTGCTGTTCCTATACCGTCAATGAATAAATTTAAATCATAAGCTGCAGAACCATCAACGTTAGCACATACTATTCTGTTTATTTTTAATAATTTGTCAGCATCTACTGTAAGTAATGTATCCGTTAAACCAGCAGTTAAATTCCAACCGTAATTACCACCGTAGATACTTGATACTGATACTATATTTGGATTCGCCATATTTTAATTCCTTTGTTTGTTTTTATCCGAAAATCATTGCCATTGCAATAGCTTTTCCTGTTGTTACGCCAGCACTTCCAAAACTTACTGATCCTGAACCATCAGTAACTAAAGCTTGGCCATTAGTCCCATCGGCTGCTGGTAATGTATATGCAGCCTGAGCTGCTCGTGTTCCAGCAGATCCTCTAGTACTTATCATTCCAGAACTACGAATATCAGTTCCATCATGATAGCAGAAAATATTACCATATTTAGGAATTAGTATTCCTGTTGCTCCTGTTACTTTAAAAGTGATTGTATCTGAAGCTCCTCTAGTTGTACTGTCTATGATTAAGAATGGTTTTAAAATATCAGCTGTACCACCAGGAGAAGATCCAGATCCTGCTTCATCAGCAATATCTAAAACTCTACTTCCACCAGTTGATCCAGTAAGTTGTATAATAAAAGCTCTACCATCATAAGTACCGGTAGAGGCATCAGGGATCGTTAAAGTTCTATCCGCAGTCATTGCGATAGTTATCCAACCAAAAACATCTCTGAAAAAATTTAAATTCTCGTTAGTTAGTGTACCCCATGTACCGGCTTTCTCGCCAGTAGCCATTAACTGGATTCCTAAACTGTTATATGATGACGCCATATTTTAATTCTCCTAATTTGGAACGTGTGTATCAATTGTATACGATGTGTTTCCTGTAATGTCAACACCAGTATAACTCGTATTTCCTGTTATTGATTCTACTGCATATCCTACTGGGAATGCGGCTCCTACGGTAGCCGTCATGGACAGTCCTAGCCCATTTAAACTAGCAATAGTTGCCTGAGTAGTAGTGAGACTTCCTACAGCTGAAGTAGCTGATAATCCTAATCCGGCTAAATTAGCCTTAGTTTCTGGGGAAGATGTAAGGGTACCCAAAGCTGTTGAAGCAGATTGACCTGATAAAGTCAGTGTAGGATTAGATGTAATAGTTACTGATCCTACGGCTGAAGTAGAAGATAATCCTAGACCTGCTAAACTTGCAAGAGTTACCTGAGTAGTAGTAGGAGTTCCTAAAGTTGTGGTTGCTGATTGACCGGCTAGACCTACTGAATGATCATCAACGGATAATAAACCATAAGATGATATAAGAGCTTGTCCAGTTAAAGTAAATGTGGCGTCAGACTTAGTAGTTAAGGATCCTACAGTAGATGTAGATGATAACCCTGTAAGACCCATCAATTGATCTGGAAGTGTGAAACTTCCAACCGTTGATGTAGCGGATAAACCAGTTAAGGTAAAGCTAGCTTCTTCAACAGAACCCCAACCATTAATTCCCCAAGTTAAAGTTCCCCAACCAGGTTGTTGATAAGCGGTAAGTACTCCTACGGCTGATGTAGCCGATTGACCTGTAAGTGATACAGTTGAATTAGAAAGATCGCCCCATTCACCATCATTCCATGTTTGGGCACCCCATCCTGTAGCGTATGTTGTTGATTCATTCCAGTTAGCTCGACCCCAGGTTAAGCGTCCCCATCCTGATGTGACTGTTGACATAAGGATGTCCTCCTTATGCTATCTGTATGATGGCGTTACCTGCAGTTTGAGCTGGAAACTCTACTGTGAAAGTTCCAGTTGTGACAGTTTTGTCAGAACCAAAATTAACTACACATACAGCTTTGTTAGATGCACTTGAATTGTAAATTAAACAACCTCTTGCTGTGAAAGATGCAGTGGATCCCCAGCTGGTACTTGCGAATAAGCAACATGCAGTATCGCCGGATAAAGCTGGAGTTGTACTTGTTAAAGAATTTCCTCCGCTTGTGTATCCTGAACCTGTTGTTGTAACTTCGTAAGTGTCTGTTGGATCTGCTGTGGGATCAGATGCCGCCGCCCATGCAGTTGTTGATTTACTTAAAGTTGCTGAGTTACTGGAATATAAAGCCAGTTTAAAAGTATTACCTGACGATGCAGTAAAATTGTGTGTTCCTGTTAAAAGTTCAGTTTTGAAACTATTACATATTGCCGATGTTATTGCCATAATTTAATCCTCTTTTAGGGAGACGGAGATTTTATTGGAATCCTAACAGTACCATCTGTGTAGTCATCTCTTCTTCGTCTACCAAGTTGTATTCCTGCAAACTTCTGTACTTCCGTTTTATACTTGTTTTCATAAAGTGTCAACATATCCATTGGGCCTTTTAAATACCCATAAGCCTCTGCTAGACAGGCGTATAAAAGTCCTTGAGGAAAATTTAAACTTACATAATTAGTCTCATTTGAACTAGATTCCAAAGTTGCTGGCATCTTATTATAATATAATCTAAAATTGTAGGCCGCATCTGGGGTAGGGGCTATAAGCAATCCTCCTGATGTTGTGGCTCCTAATCCAGTAGCTCCTCCAAACATCGCATAATATTTAGGAAAACCGGTTACATCTTGAGCTGCTTGGCCTCCTTCAGGCCCTGTTAATTTTGATATATATTCTCTTAGGTAAGTAACATCTTTTTTCTGTAAAAAATGAGAAACCCCTGTAAGAGCAGTTGTAGATTCAAATACCTCTACCCCTCTTACAAAAACAGCTCCTGCTTGGACATTGATAGTATTATCATCTGTAACCAACGTTCCGGTAGCCATTTGTCTATCAGAGTCCATAGGAAGATCTAAAAAAATACGCTGTTGGGCATTAAGAATAATGCTTTCTAAAACTGCTGTAGTTAAAACATTAGAGTCTGTTTCTGTGTAATTTCTAATATGGGTAACTAAATCAGTATAACTATATCCAGACATTATGCTATTACCTCTCTACAAGCAGGACAGCTTTTTTTATATCTATTATGAGTGTTACAATGTTCTGGCTTTGGTGAAGGAGCAGATTCTACTACCACTTCTTCTTTTTTACCAAAAAGTTTTTTAAATATTTTTTTTATAAATGTAATCATTATGCTCTTCTTTGATTAACTGGTCCTATAACACAGCCTAATCCTCCTCCTGTTTCAGTTGTAGATGCTGCTGAAGGCAAAGTCAACGTAAAGCTGTTGTATTGAGTGACTGTAGAGGGTACTCCAGCTTGTTTAATTGTTGTAGAAACTCTTGAAACAATTTTATGAGATCCAAAAACCTTAGCTCCACTACTATGAGTTCGAGCCGTAGTACTAGATGGAGTTTCTCCTCTGTAAGGAGCAGCCGTTCCTCGTGTGCATCCTGTTAAATCATTACTAGATTTACCAGTATACTGAATGGTTTCATTAGCTAAAGTTCCAATTAATAAGGGATCACTGGTATCATCCGAAGTCAAAACTTTTCTAATAACAATGTAGCCGCTCGTTGGAAAATTAGAAGCATCTGTTAAAGTAATAGTAGTTACACTAGCAGTAATGTCACCATTTAAAGTAGTATTTAATTCTAAAGCTGCAATTGAAACCCCTCCCACTGCTTGTTTAACTTCTGTAAATCTAACTTGATCGTTAACTGCTAATCCTCCAAACGGAAATGAAAAAGTTAATGTAGTATTAGAAGCTGTTGAAAAAGGATCATTAGGTAAAAAATCTTCCGTAGCAAATTCAGTTCTTGCAGGTCTAGCTCTTACTAAAGCCTGAGGATCAGCACTGGTAGGTTTAGGATCTAATTGAGGTTGTTTAGGTTCATATTCTGAAAAATGAACCCATGCCCCATTCCATTCTCTTACCATTTCTGTATAAGGAAAAGCTAAGCCTGAACGATCTGAAATTGCTAAAGCATATTTTCCAGAAGAAAAAGTAGTCATAATTAAACCGCCGTGTCAGGATAATAAACTTTCGGAGCAATATAGGTGCTAGTAATATCAGCATCTTCTTTCACTGCTCTAGCTAATTCATCCTCGTAATATAATTTTAATTCCTGTGATCTTTGAGGCATATTTTTTTGTGATAAATAATAAGCCAATCCTGCTGCCATACAAGGTACAAATCTATAAGGTACATTTGTTGCATTTGTATAGGCGCCGGCATCTTGAATTCTTCTTGTGTAATAAAAATTTAATTTATTTCCATCTACCGCTGCATTTGGTGTTAAATAAATAGTGATAATTGTTCTATCAATAAAACGTTGAACAAAAAACGATGTAGGAATTCCTGTCGCAGTTTTATTAGAGTATCCTTGATATTGAGATCTACTTACTTCTGTCATAGGAGAGTCTACGCTTGTTGAAGTAATTCTATAATTACATTCTAAAATATTATCAATTCCTGTAGCATGTTGAGTAACTGCATCTCCACTAGTATGTCCCGCAGCCGTTGTATTATTAGAACCACGAACAGCTCCTGTAAGATTAGCTGCACCTGTAGCAGCTGATTTTCCAGTATATCTAATGGTTTCAGACCCTATAGTAATAGTTCCTCCACCTTCGCTAGCTCCTGGCATATCAGTAACACTCGTTAAAGGAATGTCTGTGACAGAAGAATTAATAGTAGAAGATAAAGTAGTTGTTAATCCGTTAGAAGCTCCATCCGCTGGAGATCTATACATTATATAAACATTTTGATTTTCAACCAAAGTGATTCCTTGGTTAGCAATTTCCCAATAATGAAGTCCTCTATTACCCCATTCCGCAAATAAAATATTTAAAGATCGTTTAGCAGTTTTTAATTGATAACCCGAAACGTTCTGAAGTCCAATACGTTCGTAAGCTTCTTCTATAACTTCTTCGATCGGAAGAGTCTTGTCAAAAGTATAAGACTGGGAAGTAGTGTTAGCCATCTACCCTTACCCATAATAAACAGTTACGTGCGTTGTTATTGCGTTAGTTACTTTTAAACTTGTGTTAACCTTAATTCCTGTTCCTGGTAACATGATATGTCCATAAACAGGAGATTTATGATCCGTAGTATTAGAAGCTGGAACATCAATAACCCATACAGCTGTTGTATTGTCATTAACTGTTATCGTTCCTGCTCCCACATTCGTAGGTTGTGACCAAGATACTCCTAAAACTCTTGCAGGACCATCAAACACAGTTGTCGTACTAGCCGACGTAATGTTTTTTGTTTTTATATCCACTGGATATGTGCTCATTTTTTCTCCTTAGTCGTGAGCTCCCGAAGGAGCTCACATGATTTTATTAGCTTAAGTTTCTATTTTGAATGTATTCAACAGTCAAAACACCAACACCGTTACCGCCGGCAACAGAGTCATAATAGATAGTCACGTCAGATGTACCAACGTCTTTCCAATTTGCTTCTGTTCCAGTGTAAGTTGCAGTTACTCTATGGTTTCCCACAGCAGTAGCTGGTAAGCCATCGCAAAACAGATCAGGATCTGCAGATGTTCCAACATCAATTGTGTTAGTTCCACCATCCCAAGCAGTTTGTACCAAAACATACATATTCATGATTTGGCTGTTTGCTGGAATAATAATAGAGCTAGCTGTATTAGCAGCGAGTTCAGTAATTGCCTCTGACTGAGACATTACTACGTAACCAACATTAGCTGATGCTCCTTCTCTTACTGTTCCGGCTTTTACTGGTCCGGAAAATGTAGTTGTTGCCATAATTATAATCCTCCTAGTTAACGAACGTAATCTCTAGGCCGTCGAGTATACTCGTTTACGTTCTATGTTTAATTGTATACTAATATTTTTATAGCTTACTTTTGAGTAGAGCGCAAGATATTGTAGTGAAAAGTTGATTTTGGTGATAGCGCTTAAGTGGCTATCGAAACTTCGGGCTTGGCGTCGCTTACTCTATTTTCTGAGTGAGCTGCGTGTTCTTCTCGAGCAATTATATTTCTGATAACTTCCTGAATTTCTCGGTTAATTTCAATCATCTTAAGATTGACCTTCCCTGATTTCAGGTGCTCCTTTTGCCACTCGAGTTCCAAGGACCGTTTCGTATTGTATAGGTCTTCGGTCATCACTAACCTCCTCATAGGTTATCCATTTACCAGTTTTGCTAGTAAATCCATCAGTATCGAATATTACCTCATTTTTTCCTAGTTTGTCAAGGATAGAATTCTCTATAGATTCAACAGAGTCTTCCTTAGCTTTAACATCAAAGGACGCATAATACCCATTATATCTGATTTGTACGTGGAAGTTTTTCATAAGTCTAATTTCTATCTTTATAGTCGAAATGAGGCAGTTTTGAGGCCGCCTCATTTCTAATTTTTTGCTTAAGTATTAAGCACCTTCAACACCGAAGATACCTCTAGGGTCTGATACGCCAAAAACGTATCTTTCTCTAGCTTTGTATCTAACGTTGCCAGTATCGAAATCTCCTTCCATTTTAGTCGTTAATGGGGATCTATCGAAATGCTTCATACCATTAGGCACATCTGTGATTATGTACCAAGCATCAGAATCAGTTAGGTAATTATTCACTCTGTATCCTTGAGGAATCATTCCCATTGATTTGATTGCATTGATATCATTATCAGCCGTTGCAGTTCTACCTTCAGATTTCATTAATCTGTCAGCAGTAAACTGATTAGCAGATGGAACAATCATCTTCACACCTTTTGCAGCAATTTTTAAACCTCTTTCATCAGTTAGTGCAGCAATGTCGATTAATGCTTGCTCTAATGATGTTTCGTTTAAATCTGCTTGCGTAGTTAACGTGTTCTTGAAAGAACCCGCTATCGTTGGGTGTGCAGTGTTAAACAATGAAACTGCGTCGCCAGAATCAAAATTATCTGTAGTAGGTAATCCTTGATTCAAAGGAACGGCAGCTTTCACTTGTTTAGTGTTTGCCATCGATCTTGCTAATGCTTTTGTGTATCTAGAAGCAAGTCTGTCATACAGGTTATCTTCAATAGCTTCCTCAGTGATTGCGAAAGCGAGAGCAATTGTCTCGTTCGTATATCTTGCTGTGAAAGTTTCTTGCGCATCGTCATAAGAAACCCCTTGTCCTTCGGGTTTTACTTGTGCGTTTGCGAAACCTGACAACATTACTTCTTCTTCAAAAGCACGGTCAGATGATTCAGTCGTGTATATTTCAGCCGACTGATTTTCGTATTGTTTGTATTCAAGTCCAAATAGTGCATTCAGACCTGGTTCTAGTTCTTTGACTAGCTGATTACGTGATATTGCCATTGTCTATGCTCCTATTATGTTAGAACCGCCCCGTTGTAGTAAACTGATTCATTCAATCTAACTACCCAGTTGCTGTTCGCAGAACCTGTATCGCTGTTATCAGGATCTTCTGATAAACGGATAATTCTCCATTGACCAGTTGCTCCTGACCCTACTACAGCCGTCGAAATTTCTTCGTTCGACTGACCTGATAGAGTAGACCCAGCAGCATATGTGTGAGTATCAATTAAGTTACCTACAGATGCTTGAGTCAGAGTTCCAGCGGTTTGTACCTCATACAATTGTTGAGGGTTATCAAACACAAACGCGTCTATTGTTCCAGTCGTTATATTAACAGCGCCTGGATAATAGGCTTTCCATGTAGGCTTAGCAGTCGTTGGGTCGGTATATTGACAGCCATTAAAAACACCAAAGTTTAAAGTATCTTCAGCTGGAGGGGAAACAGAAATGTATCCCACTGCAACTGCAGTACCATTTGCATCTGTAGCGGAACTGTCGTGATTCCCCAGCATACAAAGGTCACCTTGATAAATCGCTGACGTTGAATTGTCTGCGATTTGATACTTAGAAGTACCTTGCGTTTCATAGCTTGATCCCATGCCGCCAACAGCTTTAAAGCCGAATGGAGCGTCTTGGTTTGCCATGTTAGTTCTCCTTTTGCAAATTACTTTCGTAATTTACGGTTAATAAAAATTCGTTGGTAGGGAATTGTTATCCCGAGAAATAAAACTCTACTTCTTTGTACCACCGAAGGTTGTACGAGACTGTCTATCAATATTGATAGGCATACTCTTATGCTGTTCCTTCAGTAAATCGTTATCAACTGCCTCGATCTGTTCTCGGCCTAATTTGGCCATATAGTCAGATCTTGCTTGCGCGATTTCTTCCGGTACCCTTGTTAGCACAAGGCCTCCATGCCCGATCACCCCTGCATATTTGCCGTCTTGGATTGCTGGGTAGTCGTCTTCAGGATATTCGTCGGCTCTTACTAATTCATACCCAGACCTTAAGCGTCCTTGTATGTTTTTCGTGTCGACGTACCCTAAGATTTCTGCCCTGACCCATCTGTGTCTGAATCCCGATGGCGCGTTGGGTGTATCTAAGTACGATGGTGGAGTCCAAACTACTTTACGTTTTGTTTTTTCTCGAGTCTGGCTCGCACGGGAAGACTTATTTGTTTCTTTTTTCATATGCTATTCCTCCTTCGTGAGTTTTAGTTGTCTTGCATACTCTTCTAGTGGCACCCGTAACTTTTTAGCTATTGCTACCTGTGACGGTGTGAGTTTTACAGTTTTGCGACCAGTCTTTGAACTACGCGTTGCAGAAGCAACGTTTTGTGTAGGTCTACTAGTCGTTTTTTCTGTAGTATTACCAAATTTATGAGGAAATTCAAGTCTTATTCTTTTATTTATTTCCTCATAATATGAATCCGACTTCGGATCATATCCTTCCTCTTCAGTAAGTTTCCTATGAAGATCAAAAGCGGTGTAGGTCATGGCATTATCTTTGCCAAACCATTCATTTTTCTCTGCCCATTCCTCCGCTTTAGGATCAGGTGGAGGGGTTTGACGCGTTGGTTGTTGAGAAAGAGTCGGTGTAGTTTTAGCTTCCTTCTCTACTATAGCTTGTCTACTTTTAATTTCGGCAAGTTTACCTTGTTCATAACCCAGTTGAGAGATAGCAGTTAATGCTTCAACTTCAGCTTTTTTATCATCCGCTTCTCTAGAAGCAGATAATTTAGCTTGAGCAGCTGCTAAAGATGATTGAATTCTACTCTCCATTTCAGAAGTGTAATCTTTTTCATAATTAGTAGCTTGTTGACTTAACTGATCTCTTTCATGCATTACGCGTTTAGCATAAGTTACAGCTTCTTCCTTCTGTCTCTCTGCTTCACGCATTTTTCTGGTAAGTTTAGCGATACGTTTTTTAACGCCTTCACTATACTCATCCATCTCTTGTCTTTGTTCTGTATCCTTTTTTTCTGTTTCCTGTTTTACTTCTTCCTTTTTCTCTTGTACTGGTTCTTCACTGTCCTTGCTATCTCGAACATCCACTGACTCATCCAATTTCTTAGGTGCGTCATCGGGCTTACCACTGTCTTGAGTAGTTGTTTCATCTTTCTTCTCTCCTTCTTTTTTACCTAAATCAATTTCAGCGCCTTCTTTTTCGCCAACATCAACTAGGTCTGTTTTGTTTACTTCTTCTTGTTTTGTTTTTTCTACGTCTGGCATAGTTCCTCCCTATGTTTATATGTCGTGGAATATATCTTCAGGGTTTTCCACGGTTGCTAGAACTTCATCATCATTGAGAAGTCTAACTTCACCCCCATCTATTTTAATTCTGGATCCAGCATAACGCGCAAAAACAACCCAACTTCCTTCTTTACACCAAGGTCCTTTGGGATATCTTTCTTTGTCTTTGTACGCATCGGGTCCAACTTTTAATACAAGACCACAAGTCGATGCTACTTGGGCTCGTTCTACAACATCGTCAGTTATAATAATTCCTCCTTTAGTTTTCTCTTTCATTTTAAAAGGTAAAACTAAAAGTCTCCAACCGGTAGGTATAGGTAGTTTAGCTGTTTCGGATGTTATTTCTTTTTTAGGCTCTTTTGGTTCTTGATCGTATTTTTCTTGAAGGGCTGCCCTATGTTTTGGGACTTCCTTTTGGTTTGATACTGATAACTGTTCCGTCTTTGTCATTTTGCTCCTTTTTTTCTAGCAGGCTGGATAATTCCTGACTTAAATATTGATACGTTCGTATCTGTCCTAACATATATTGATATTTCTCCATATTGTCAACACCCCCTGACACCATGGCAGAAACCACATCATCATGTCTCATTTTGATGATTTTTCTGATCTTATCTACTAAAATTAAATCGTCCATTATTTTTTTCTCCTTTTTGTCTTCTTTTTTTTCTTTCCTACTGGCTTACTACCATAAGCTTTGGTCCATTCTTTTGCAATCTTAGGTTCATGTTTCCATAAATATCTTCGTTGCTTTTCTGATTTAAATGGCATTATTTCAATAACCAATTAAAGAATTTGCTTAAAGCATTCTTTCCTTTTTTGGGAGATCTTCCTTTAACCCAAGCTTCATTCCAAAAAGGAGTACTTTTATCATCCTTTCTATAATGACCTTTTTTAGTTCTTGCTCTTTTATGCTTTTTCTTTTTTCGGGATTTCATAGTCCTTTAATACCTGTATTTTTTCTTCGGCAGAAGCAATTTTGTGTAATTGGCAATCTAATTCTTTTTGATGATTCAAATGTTCACTAACCCCAACTGAATTTTCCAAAAGTAATTTAATCGTAGCATCAGCTGATGCTATTTCCGCTTCGTACTGTTTCTCTAACGCGTCTATTAAGACTTGTCTCATTAAGCTGATTTTCTTTCTCTCGCCATTTTCTTAAAGGTTTTAGCTAAAGCTTTAGCTCTACCTGTACATCCGGGTTTTGTTATCGGAGTACATTTACCTTTAGTTCCTCTTTTTTCAATGGACTTATTAACTTTTTGAATCCATTTACCATCTTTCGCTCCAACTCTTCCGCCATCGGCTTTAAGTTCACGAACGATTCTTTTTTTCTCTTCTTTTAAATTTCTTTTACCTTTTCGTGAGTAACCTCTTTCAGCATCCACACGACCCAATTCTTCTAAACGATTTTCACGTCTAGTATTGCGTCTTTCAATACCGTGACCTTTGATAGAAATATCACCCATTGGATTATCTATTTATTTTTCCTCTTTTACGCTTGCCCCATTTTCCGTAGGACTCGTCTCTTCTAGCTTTAAAAGATTGTTTTTTTGTAGATTCTTTTCCTCTTCTAGCACTGATAGATTCATCTTCTCTATCTTTGTAACCTTGTTTTTTAGCTTTGCCACCTTTCTTCATACCACTTGCGTATGGAAATCTGACATTGCTTCTTACTCCGTTTTGTCTCATTATTTTTTCCCCTTCATTAATGCTCTACCAAAACCACGTTTTGCAGCTCCAGTAACTTTACCACCTTTTTTATAACCCATAATACCTAAATCTTCGGGTGCAGTTAAAGTTTGAGCTCTTCTAATAGCATCATCATATCCGCCACCCGTATAAGCTCTGTCTGATGTCATTAATCTTTTAGCTTTAGCCATTGCATTTCCTGGAAGATCTGTGGCTCTTTTTCTTCCAAGTTTTGTAGCACCATAAAGTGCTCCAGCAAGAGCTGCGGCTTTTCCTAATTTTTTAAGTAATTTCTTAGCCATAATATTAATACCTATTATAATTGTTTATTAAACGCAAGTCTATTTCTTACCACCATTCCGGAATATCTGCGTTCCCTTAATCCCAAAAACGCTCGCTACGACCAAAATCCACAAATTTGTAAACCATTTTGGCAGATTCGAGAAGTACTCAAAGAATACATCTATCTTCTGCATAGCCGCCGGATCCTCTGTCCACACCGACCAAGCGAGCACAATTATCGGGAGCGTAAGTATCGCAAGTACGATCTCGTCCTTGTAGTCGTTTTGCC